CTTCTTCTTAATTTCAATTTATAGGGTATCTTATTATTAGATACCCTTTTTTTTATCATCATGTATTCATCAAAGAAAAAAAAGAAGAAGAAAAAAATGGGTGGCAGAGAGTCACTTAAAATAAAAAAGTACTAAACCATGACTAACAGGAGAGCCTTAAGAATTGCTAGTGAAAATGGTAAGGTATTCTATAGAACTTTTCCTATAGGTAAAAAAAAGAAAAAAACAAGACAACAAAAACTAGAGGAGAATTTAAGAAAATTTAATCCGAAACTTTATTACGGAGTTAAAAACGCATGACTGTAGCTGCAACCACTGAACTTGAAAGTATCAACATTATGTTAGCTGCAATAGGAGAAGCTCCTATTAACAGTCTTACAGGTACACTTCCTGTTGATGCTCGTCTGGCACAGTCAACTCTTACGGAAGTAAATAAAGAAGTTCAGTCAGAAGGTTGGTCTTTTAATACTGAAATAGATGTAACTCTTACAAGAGATGGATCTAATCAAGTATCGCTTTCAACTGATGTTTTAAGAGTTGATCCTAATACTCATCATCACACTACGATTGATGCAATACAGCGTGGTTTAAAGCTATATGACAGGTTAAATAATAAGTATGAGTTTGATGAAGATCTCATCTGCACTGTTGTCTATTTCAGAACCTTTGATGAGATACCAGAACCTGCAAGAAGGTATATAACAATTAAAGCTGCTCGTATCTTTGTAGACAGATTAGTCAGTGATGATGGATTAAGAACATATACACAACAAGACGAAGTAAGAGCAAGAGCTATATTAATGGAAACAGATTTAGCTAATGGAGATCACAATCTTCTAAGAGGAGATCCAAGTCTCACAAGTGTCTTTGATACTTATTCACCAGCAAACGCATTAATTAGATAGCTATGGCAGTAGTATCAAGAGCAATTCCTACATTGCTTAGAGGAATCTCACAAGCTGCTGATTCAACAAAACAACCTGACCATGCTGATATACAGGACAATGCTAACAGCAGCCCTGTAAGAGGCCTTGTAAAGAGGTCTGGCACACAGTTCGTTACAACTCTTAGCTCCTCTACAGTAGGAAATGTTCACATACAAACTATCAACAGAGATATAAATGAAAGATATGTAGCAATATTTAGTAATGGTAATGTCAAGGTATATGAATTAGATGGAACAGAAAAGACTGTAAACAAACCTGATGGTACAAGTTACCTAAACACATCTGATCCCAGAAGTGTAATCAAGACTGTAACTATTGCTGATTTTACTTTTGTGGTTAATACAAGTATTACAACAGCAATGGACTCATCTGTAAGTCCAGGTAATATCACACAGGCTGTGGTTTTTATAAATGCAGTTTCAGATAAAACAACATACTCAGTCACTGTAGATGGTGTGACTGTTACTGATGACACCTCTTCTGACTCTACACTTAGTACCACACAAGTAGCTAGTGATCTTCAGTCTGGTTTAAATTCTGGTCTTACAGGTTTTACCATCGCAAGAAATGGCCCTGTCATACATATAAAAAAGAATGATGGCAGTAATTTTTCTATTGATGGTAATGACACTCAAGGTAATACACAGCTAACGGTAGTTAAAGATTCGGTACAAAGGTTTACTGATCTCCCAACTGTTTCACCTAATGGTTATGTTGTTGAAGTGAAAGGAGATGAATCAACTAACTTTGATAATTATTACGTTAAGTTTGTCACTAACAATGGTGGAGCTTTTGAAGAAGGGCAGTGGGAAGAATCAGTAGAAGCAGGTATTCCTTTTAAATTTGATTATGACACTATGCCACACGTTCTTATACGTCAGGCTGATGGTAATTTTAGATTTGCAAGAGTAGACGGAGATACATATACAATATCTGGTACGACATATACATTGCCTAAGTGGGGAGAAAGAACTGTTGGTGATTTAGATTCAGCACCTAACCCATCTTTTATAGATGGCAAAATTAACAACGTCTTCTTCTTTAGAAACAGATTAGGTTTCTTAACTGATGATAACGTAGTGTTAACAAGGGTTTCAGAGTTTTTTAACTTCTTTCCAGAAACAGTTCTATCTGTTATAGATTCAGATCCTATTGACGTAGGTGCTTCTCATACAAAGGTTGCTATTCTTAAACACGCAGTAACTATGGGAGAACAGTTGGTTTTATTCTCCGATCAAACACAGTTTGTATTAACATCATCATCTGATGCTCTGACACCTAAAACAGCTAACGTAGTTGTTGCAACTGAATTTGAATCCAGTGACCAGGCACAACCTGTAGGTTCTGGTTCTTCTATCTACTATCTAACAAAGAAAGGATCTTTTGCAGGTGTAAGAGAATATATAACACAGGAAAATGTAGCGATTAAAGATGCAAGCAACATCACTGTTCATGTACCAAGACTAATACCAAGTAATATTTTTAAATTAGCTGTATCTACCAATGAAGATGTTTTGGTTTTATTAGGTACTGATAATCCAAATAAGTTATATATAAATAGATGGTTGTATGGTGATGGTTTTAAAAAAGTATTGAACAGTTGGTCTACTTTTACTTTTAATTCTGCCAAGTCAATAAAGAATATAGATTTTGTTGGGACTGATTTGTTTATGGTGGTAGAAGAAGCTAATGGTACAACTTTAGAAAAGATACCGTTTGAAGCAGAGTTCAGAGAACCTAATGCAGAGTTTGAGTTTCATTTGGATCATAAGGTAACTGAAGCAACCACTGGTGTTTCCATTGCTTATAACTCTAGTACTGATGTAACTACATTTACTTTGCCTTATAGGTTAAATGCAACCATGTCAGTAGTAGGTCGTTACTTAGCCAATAGCGAGACAAGTACCTTTGTTGATACTCAAGGTAATACAAAAACATTGAAGCCTGGTCAGGTTGTGCAAACCACAAATACAACCAACGGATCTACATCAACCATTACAGCTAATGGTGACTTTAGAAACAGTAAGGTAATTATTGGTGAGCCATACCTCATGCACTATAGGTTCAGTCAACAGAGACTTACTGAAGGTGCTAACGCAGGTGAGATGATCAGTGGTCGTTTACAACTGCATCATTTTTATATCAAGTTTGAAGATACAGGATTTTTTAGAGTGGAGGTCACTCCTGAGAATAGAGACACATCTACCCATAAATTCACTGGTCGTTTATTAGGAGCTTCTTCTGCTGCTATCGGTCAGATTAATCTAGAAACAGGTACGTTTAGAGTGCCAATAATGTCCAGAGCAGATAGAGTAGATATAGATGTAAAAAATGACACGTTCTTGCCTACTCAATTATCCAGTGCTGAATACGAAGCCATGTTCCATATGAGAAGTAGGAGGGTGTAATGGGTTATTTAAGAAAAGCTACATTTACAGATTTAAAATATGTTGCAGCAAACATGAGAGAAATTGATAAAATAGAAGCTTTGTATCAAACAGGACAAGAACCAAAACAAGCACTGCAATTATCTTATATATGCAGCAATGTGAATATGGCTATAGCTGATGATCACGATCAACCTATAGGGCTATGTGGGGTAGTTCCTGGTGGTGTTATATGGATGGTTGCCACTGATAAGTTATTTGAAAATAAAAAATATAGGATACAACTAATAAGAAAAGGTCGTAAATGGGTTGAAAGCCTATTGAAAAAATACAAAATCTTATATAATTTTGTATATGCAGAAAATGACTCTGCTATTAAATGGTTAAAGTCTCTTGGGTTTACTTTTATCCAATATCACGAGCATTATGGTATGCAGGGTAAACCATTCTACGAATTTCTGAGGATCGCCTAAATGTGTGTTGCAGTTCTAGGATTAGGAAAAACAGCAGGTGGACTCTTTCTTGGATCTTTGGGTCTTAATTTAGCTACTGGTTTAGCACAAAGATCAGCAGCACAGTCAGCAGCAGAACAGACATATCAATCTGCTTTAATTGCAAATAAATCAGCAGAACAATCATTTGCTAATCAACAAGAAGCTACAGCAGCAGAGTTAAGAGAAACTAGAGCATCAAAAGCACAAGAAAAATTAGCTAAGACTATTCAAGGATTACAGGCTAAAGGTCGTATAAGAGCAAATGAACAGGCAGGTTTAACAGTTCAACTTTTATTGCAAGATCAAGAAAAACAGACAGCAAATGCTAGGGAAGCCATAAATCAAACACTTGAATCTATAGGTAGGCAATATACAAGAAATGTTAAAGGTCTTGTTGCACAAAGAGATACCAGACGTAATCAATTACAAAGTAATATAAATCAAGCTTACAATCAGATTCCTTCACTTGGATCAGTTCTACTTAATGTAGCTTCTACAGGGCTATCTAACTACGGTACTTTTGCAGCAATTTCCTAATGACTTCTAGTTTCCAAAGCACAGCATTTCAATCAGCAGCAAGACCTGTTGATACTTTTGTAGCAGAACCCTCTGTTTTACCAAAAACAGATGCAGAAGAATTAGCAACGGTTTTACAGACTGTTAACCCTAACTTACAAAAATTTATTGGCACACAACTAGAAAAAACTGTAGAAGAAGAAAAAGATAAAGCTTTTAAAATGGCACTTGATACCGTTTTAACAGATGGAACTATAGGAAAAGTTGCTGATGCGACTAGAAAAGAAGAGGGTGATGAAGCTGCTAGGCAGTTAATAGGTGGAAGTATTTTTGTTGATAGATTTTATAAACAGTATTTAGGAGAATTGTATGGTTCTCAATTAGATACAAATGCTAAAGAAGCATATCGTGATGCACAGATAGATACATTTGATGCAGAAGGAAAACCTATCAAAAGATCAATTAGATCATTCAAACCAAGTGATCCTGAGTTTATAAATTGGAGACAAAATTATTTTAATGAACAAACACAAAAGATTCTTGATCTAGGTGGTGAAATTGATTCAGCTAATTTTATTACTAATTTAAAAACTTCAGTTGTTAACTTAAATGAACTTGCAAGAAAAGAAAACAATGCTTTTAGATTAGAAAAAGTAAAAGAGTTAAGTAATGATTATTTTAATAAAACAGCAAAAGATTGGTTTAATGGTAATAGAGAAAACGCAAAATTACATATTACAAATTTTATAAATGATACGAGAAAACTCGGATTGACAGGTAGTGATGCTAAAGAAATTTATACAGGACTTGTTCAAAATATTGCCAATATTGGTCAATATTATGTAACTACTGCTGATGTAAATGATTTAGATGAAGTTGATGATCTTATTATAGGCATTGGTCTATCTATACCTTATGGCAATAATGGAGGTAATTTAACACAACATCCAGAATGGCAAGACAAAATAGAACCAGTATTAGAAAATTTAGAAGATGAACTTAATGAAGAGCTTACACAAGGACCAAAGATAGACAAAGCTAGAAGAAGAATTAAATTAGAAAACAAGTTAGTTGAAGTTAATAAACTACCTATTGATACAGAAGAACAACGAGCTATATATAAACAAAAAATAACTGAATTAAAAAATGACAGACAATTTAGTGATCTTAATGAGGTTTTTAAAACTAATAATTATCCATATATAGAAGATTTTTCTGCTGAAATTTTTAATATAAGAACAAATATGAGACTTAGAAATTATGAAGATAATGAAAGCCCTTTAGATCAGTTAGGAATAATAAAAAATAAGATTGTTGATCTAGGTATAACTGATAACGGAATATTAACTGATTTAAATCAAGCAGCACAAATAGCGGAACAATATAAATCTATATATGATATTTTTGATACGAAATCAAAACCATTATTTGATGACATAGATGCTTTTTACAGATCACAAGCTGGCTCGAAAGGTGGTTTTGGAAACGTAAATCTTGGTGGAGGAGTAAGCGTAAATCTTGGTGGTCTTGATAATGATTTGTATTTAGAAAAATATAACCTTGAACAAAAAATTGATAGTGATTTTGAAGCTTGGATTAATGAAAATTTTTATAAAGAGATAGATGGCAAACAAATAGGTGGTCCTTCTAGTAAACAAATAAAAGATTGGTTAGATGACAAGAGAGATCAGATAGAAAAAAACAATTTCAAAATAAGTACAGATACACCTTCTCCAAGTGAAGGTGATGGCACTTATGAAGTTAACGGAATAAAATATAGTGTAAAAACAGGTAAACCAATACTTGAGGAAAAACCATTAAAGATAGATGAAGCACCTGCATTTAATAACACTAAATTTGAAGTAAGTGATGATCCTGTCGATTTGCCACAACTAGAATCTAGAGTTATACAAGAACTAAAGAATTTAGGAGGTGTTACTAAAGAAAATAGAGATAAGTTGATTGAACAAGTGATAACAGAAAAAGAAAAGATGAATGTAACTAACATTCCAGGTAAATCACAAGCAGATTCTATAATTAATTTTTTACGAACAGGTGAATATGGTTTTGGTTTTGGTGGTCCAAAAACATATGAACCTTTAAAGTCATTAGTAGATACAAATAATTCAGAAGCTAGTGGCTTTAGCAAAGGTGGTGCTACAACAGTTGACGTTAGTTCTGGTGATACTTTGTCTGGTTTTGCAAATGATCTAGATACTTCTGTGGAAGCTATAAAAAAAGCAAATGGAATGACAAGTGATGCAATTCAAATAGGGGATGTCTTAATTATTCCAGAAGGCATTACTGACCCTAATAAGGTAGATGCTCCTAAGTTTGATATGGATAAATTAATTACAAGTAAAGATCACCCATTTAATCCTGTAAGAGAAAAACATAACTTCCAAGTTATTTATAATATTGCTAAAAAAATAGGTATTAAGTTTCCAGAACTTGTAGCTGCACAGGCTATGGAAGAAACAGGTTTTGGTAAAGATCAATCAGCAGATAACAATTTCTTAGGACTTAAAGCTACATCTTCAGAGGTTGCAAGAGGTCAATCTGAAAGAAAGATGACTACCGAAGATAGAGGTCAAGGTAGAAAGCCAGAACTAGCAAACTTTAAAACATTTGACAATATCAGAGAAATGATGATGCAATACAAGAAAGAATGGAACGATAACTTCTTAGGTAGAAAAGGTATTGTAAATGCAAAGAGTATTGAAGAAGCAATTAAAATGCTACAAGCTGAAGATTATGCAACCAATAAAGATTATGATAAAAATGTATTAGACATTATTGATCGTGCTATCAAAGAAGGTTGGTTTTAAACTATGACAGATTCTAATTTACAGAACACAGTACCAGAGGGAGCTTTTGGTATAGGATCTAAAAAAACTGATGACTTCACAAAAAATGAAGAGCTAAGAAATACAGGCATACAAGACATACCAAATATGTTGATTAATGCTCTTACAAAACAATCAGGCGGTATTGTTATGCCAAGCCAGATTACAGAGCAAACAGTTACCAACTTTCAAGAAGGTGTAGAAAATGTACCGCTTCTTAGAAAAGAAGATGAACAAACTGTAAGAGCTGGTTTAGCTGCTGGTTTTGATTTAACTGAAAATGCTATTAACTTTGCTGGTCGTGCAATCGGTGGTTTAACTGGTAATAAATATACAGCTAAAGACTTTTTTAATAATGAAGCCCTTGGTGTTTATATACCAGAAGAAGATGAAAACAGTCTTAGTTACAACCTAACAAAACTAGGGGTTCAATATGGAATACCATATACAGCAGCTTTTAAATTTTTAGGTTCTATAGGTATATCAAATCTTGTTTGGAAAGATGTTCTGGCAGGTGGTACTACTACATCAGTTTTTTTTGATACGTTTGATAAAAATCTTTCTAATTATTTAGTTGATACTCCCTTAGTTGGACCAGTAGCAAAATTACTTGCAGCAGAATCAGAAGAAGAATCTAACGTAGCAAAAGAAACTATAAAAAAATTTATTGAAGGTGGTGTAACTGCAAAAATAGCAAATAAAACTTTTGATGCGGTTTTAAACCCTCAGAAGGTTTCAGACGCTTTTATAAATGTTGTTGACTTTTTTAAAAAATCACCTCAAGCTACAAAAAGATTAATTTTTAATCTACAACAATCAAAATTTAACAAGTTTTCTAATATAAGAAAATACAACTCAATGGATGAAGTCCTTAGAGTCGGTGATGATTTAGTAGATGTAGCACCAGTAACAGATGATGTAGTAACAAAAACTTCAACAGGATTAGAGTTACCTGATACAAGAGGACAAAACGAGTTTTATCATGGTGCTGCTAGTGAAATAAACCTTGTAGAAGGTGGTGAATTTGGTAAAGCTGTAGAGAATTTATATGGAGATGGTTTTTATGTGACAGAAGATTTAATAACTGCTGCTAAATACCAAAAGAAAAACAGAGTGAAAGGTAAAAAACCTACTGGTATTGTTTATAAAGTTACTGAAAAACAACCTGTAAAGTTTTTTGATTTAGACGCACCTGCGACACCAGAGAGAATAGATCAACTTCGTAAATTTTATGATTTTGGTGATTATGAATCTGTTGACATTATTGACAGAGCTTTAGATGAAATAGGTCCAAATGCAAGTATTGCTCAAATTTATGATCAGATAAAATTAATTTCTAATGCTAATGATCTTAGTGCTAATACTACAGCAGACTTATTTTCTTCTTTTATTGAAGAATTACAAAGAGAAGGTTTTGGTGGTTTAACACATCAAGGAGGAAAGAAAGCAGGTAAAGGTAAAAGACTACATCAAGTAAGAATATATTTTGATCCAGCTAATTCCTTAGAACTAAATAAAGTAGATTTAGATCAATTAGGAACAGTTGCTAGTGATAGTGAATTAGTTACCAGAAAAAAAATAAGAAGTCAAAAAGGTAAGCAGAAGTTTCAAACAACCGATACACCTGTAGGTTTTGAAGGCAGAAATATGAATCTCTTTAGTGATGATCCTAAAGAAGTTGCAAAAATAAAAGCTGCTTACGAACAAGAATTAAATGAATATTATCCAAAATATAAAAATATAGTTACTGATGATATGTTGATTGAAGATGCAGATGATTTTTTAGAACAAGAAGTAATACAAGAATTAAAAGAATTTTCAGATAAATATGGTTTTAAATTACCTGTCTTGATGGCTGCTTCTGTTAGACGTATTTCTGGTCTTGCTGAAAATTTAAGTGATGGTGCTAAATTATTGAAAACGCTACCCACTGGATCAGAAGAAGCAAAGATTTTAAAAAGTAAACTTGCAATACAAACAGTTAACTTTTATAGATTGATAACTGGTGATAGTAGGGCTGGTACTGTTGTAGGTAGAGCTTTAAGAGCAAGACAAACAGCAAAAGCACCTAACCCAGTAACAGGTAAAACACCAGGTCAAATAACAGAAAGCAACATACAGGTAAAAAGAGCCGAAGAAGTAAAAGGTGGTGGATCAGAAGTTATACGAGATATAGCTAAAGATATTGATGATACATTTCAAAATTTAGGTTTTACTCAAGACGATTTACTAAAAGCTTTAGAAGAAGATAATTTTGAAGGGTTTGCTGATTTTGCAAGTAAACTAGCTGCTGCTCATGGAGATCCGTTTGTTTTACAAAAATTTGTAAAAGAAAGTTTTGCAGGTAAATTATTAAAAATAGGTAACGAACAGTTTATAAATGGTATTCTTTCTAACCCTGCTACTCATGCTAGAAATACTATTGGTACTATGATTAATGTAATTAAAGGGCCAGCAGATTTATTAGCAGGTTCAATATCAAGAGAAGGTTTAGATCCTATTTTATTTAGAAGAGCAATGGCTGAGTTCGCCATGTTTAAACAAGCTCAAAGTGATGCCTTGAAATTAGCAGGTCAAGCTTTTAAAGATGAAAGAAATATTTTAGATAAATCAAGAATGATTGTTGACTCTGGTAACGACCCTACACAAAGATTTGCTATAGCAACACAAGGCGGTACTTATGACGGAGATGGTTTACAGAAAGTAAAAAGTGGTGAGATGAGTATGGCACAATATATTAAAAAAGGTCTTGTACCTGACTTAATTAATGGTTATGGAACTGTTATAAGAAGTCCTACAAGAGCTTTGTTAGCAGAGGATGAATATAACAAACAACTATCTTTTAGAATGTTTTTAAAAGGATCATTAGTAGAAGATGGGTTAAGAAGAGGTTTAGATGGTAAGGCTTTAGATGACTATGTTGATACAAGTTTTGAACTTGGTACAAGCTGGATTGCTAAAAAAGGAGAAGAACTAGACCTTGCTCTAAAAGGTATTTCTGAGTCTAAAGCTTTTATAGGATCAGATGGAGAAGCAGTTGCAATAGGAGAAGATTTATTTTTAAAAATAAGAGATGCTCTTGATTATGCTGCTGATCGTACATTTACTACCAGAATTGATAATTCATTTGTTAAGGCATTTAAACATCCTGGATGGAAACCTTTAATACCTTTTATCAATACACCTTTAAATTTACAACAAACTTTGTTGAAAAATACTCCAATGGCAACCAAACTAACAAACAATTCTTTGTTGAAGGGAATGTTAGATACTCATAGAAAACAACTACAAAGTGCTGATCCATCTGTTGCTGCAAGAGCTAGAGGTGTAACTAGAGTAGGTGGTGGTATATGGGTTTCTGCTATTGGTTTAAGTTTGCTTGCTAGTAATAAATTTGCAAAGATTGCTTTAGTTGATGGTAATGATCCTGATTGGAAAGAAGATAAATTAAGAAAATATGCTGGTGATATTGGATATGCTTTAAGATTTTTAATAACTAATCCAATAACAAAAGAACCAGAACTTGGTCCAGATGGTCAACCTAAATATTATTTCTTTGATGTCGGTAGAATTGGTCTTGATCCAATAAGTTCTATATTTAGAGCAGCAGGTTGGTGGGGTACTTATAGTAAATATTTAAGTGATGATGATCAAAAAAATGCAGCCTTAGTAATGTCAACTGCTTTGGCAAGAGATATTTTAAATATTCCAATGCTTGAAAACATACAAACACTTTTTGACATTATTGACAACAGACCTGATGCTTTACCAAACTTCATAGCAAACTATGGTAATTCTCTTCTCATACCTTTTGCATCCTTAAGAAGAGGTCTTTCAAAAAGAGAATATACAATTATTGATCCAAGATCAGGTAAAAAATTAAAAGGATTTTTTAAACATGATAAATCAATTCAAAAAGGTGATTATATAAAAGAAGAAGTTAGAACAACTTTTGATGATGGAACTCCAATCCCAGAGGATCACCATGCGTATGGAACTTTAAAAAGACAACAAGATAGATTAGGTGGACTTGAGTTTTTTACAAAAAGAGTAGTCTTAAAAATGTTTAAAGAAATTGAAGCAAGCAATCCATTTAAGACAGACATACAACCAGAAAGACATTGGCTTACACATCAGTTTTTAGAGTATCCAAAAAATCTTGGTCCTAACAGTGGTTTGAATCCTACTTATCATGGCACTTCTATGAATGATCCTGTTATAAGTTTAATGAGAAGAAGCAGATCAAAGATAAGTAAACCCTCAGCACATTTGTTTAGCAAATCAGCAGAAGGAGGTATTCTGTTAGATTCAACTCAATATAGAACTTTTACAGATTTGATAGGATCAATTAAATTAGATGACAATGGTATCGAAAGTGAAAAAGGTAAAACTGTTTATGAAAGATTATATCCGTTAGCAACAAATAAAAACATTTTAAAATTACTTGATTTTATTGATGAAGGAGAAGTTGATGAAGATTTTACTATTGACACAACAGCTTTACTAACAGATAGAATAAACACATCAAGAGATTTAAGAAGTGTGTTGAACAAGGTAATCAAACCATATATAGGTACAGCAAAATTAAAACTGTTTCAGCTTGAAGATGATCAAGGAGGAGCTAAGTCTTTACTACCTGCATACCTTAAAGAAAAAAGAAGACAAGAGTTGCAGATACAAAATCGTAATTTAAGGTAAACTAAAATTAATGTAGTAAAATCATGGCAACTAACACCGCAGCATCTTTTACAAACCACACAGGCAATGGCACTGCTGGTCCGTTTAGTATTTCTTTCTCGTATCTTTCAGAAGCAGAAGTAGATGTAACTGTAGGTGGTGTATTAAAAACTATAACAACTCACTATACATTTACCAGTGCAACCCAGATTACATTTACCAGTGGTAATGAACCTGGTAATGGTGTTGCTATTAAGTTTCAAAGGGATACAGATATAAGTGCAAAGAAGGTAGATTTTCAAGACGGTAGTGTTCTAACAGAAACAGATTTAGATACCAACGCAGATCAGGTCTTATTTGCTCAACAGGAGATTACAGATAAGTTAGGTGGCATTGAAGAAAATGCTACAGCAGATCAGACAGCAGCAGAGATTAGAACATTAGTAGAGAGTGCAACAGATAGTAATGTCTTTACTGACGCAGATCATACAAAGCTTAATGGTATAGAAGCTTCTGCTACAGCAGATCAGACTGCTGCTGAAATAAGAACTCTTGTTGAAAGTGCCAGTGATAGCAACGTGTTTACTGATGCTGACCATACTAAGTTAAATGGTATAGAAGCAAGTGCAACTGCTGACCAAACTGCTGCTGAGATAAGAACGCTTGTAGAGTCAGCAACAGATTCTAATGTATTCACAGACGCAGACCATACAAAACTAGATGGCATAGAGACAGGTGCTACCGCAGATCAAACAGTAACAGAAATCAAAAGTCTTATAGCTGGCAGCCCTCTTGATGCGAGTCATCTTGCAGCGAACTCAGTAGACAGTAGTGAGTTGGTAGATGGAAGTGTAGATACTTCACACCTATCTGCTGACTGCGTAGATAGTACAAAAATAGCTGACAATGCTATTGGATCAGAACACCTACAAGCAAACTCTGTAGGAACTTCTGAAATTGCAGATGCAGAACTAACAACACTAGCTGGTATGCAGTCTGGTACAGCTTCTAAGTTAGCTGATAGTACAGCCCTAACTGCTGACCTTGCCGATCTAAACCAGTTAGATGGTATGGCAAAGCAAACCACTATAACTGATGATGATACAAAGTTTCCTACCTCTGGTGCTGTTGTAGATTTTGTAGCTGCACAGATAGCACCTATTGGTGGATTAGAAGTCATAGCAAATGAAGATAGCTTTCCCACTACACAACCAGCATCAGGTGTAGTTATTAGTATTTCAGATATAGAAGGTCTTATTGTTAATGGAAGTGGTGTTGCTACAAATGCAAGAACATCAGGTAATGGCTCAGATAACGTAACTATTAATGGTTTTCCTTCTAGCTTACAAAGCAAGACAATGGCTGCTGGTCTTGGTCTTATGGTCAGTTCTACAGGCTCTAGTCAAACATATACTTATCATAAATTACTAGCAAAAGAAGCTGATGTAGAGCAACTAAGTAATGATATAAACGACTTTGCAGCTAGATATAGGGTAGGTTCTTCTAACCCTTCAACTGATCTTGATGCTGGTGATTTATTCTTTAACACTTCTACTTCAAAATTATTAGTTTATAACGCAACTAACAGTGCGTGGGAAGAAGCACAAAGTATTGGTAACTTCTTTATATCTACATTCAGTGAGTCTGTAGATGGAAGCAGACAAGATTTTACTGTAAGTAATGCACCAGCTAATGCACAACAAATATTATTAAGTATTAATGGTGTAGTACAGAAACCTAATAGCGGTACGTCTACACCTTCAGAAGGTTTTGCTTTGTCAGGCAGTACTGTCAAACTAGCTGCTGCACCTCCTAGTGGATCAGACATTTTTATAGTTGTAATGGGTTCAACTGTAAATATTGGTACTCCAAGCGACAACACAGTAACAACAGCTATCCTACAAAACGGATCAGTTACCACAGCTAAGATTGCAAACGATGCAGTAACCCAAGCTAAGATAGCAGATGACGCAGTTGGTGCAGATCAACTAGCTAGTAGTGCAGTAGTCACAGCTTCTATTGTAGATGCAAATGTAACTACAGCTAAGATTGGTGATGACCAGGTAACTGCTGCAAAGATTTCTAATAACGAAGATTTTACAATAAATTCTGTAACTGTAGGTAAAGGTGCAAACTCTGTTGCTGGTAACACTGTTCTTGGGGAGGGTGCTTTAGATGCTTCTGTTTCTGGTGGAAATAATACTGCTATAGGTAAAGATGCTCTAACAGCTTTAACCTCTGGAACAAATAATACTGCTGTGGGTTACAGAGTTTTAACAGCGAATACAACTGGAGTTCAAAACACTGCTGTTGGTGCTGATGCTTTAGGAAGCAACACAACTGGAGAAGATAACACAGCAGTTGGTTATCTATCTATGTACACAAATAGTACAGGTCAAAGAAATACTGCAATGGGTAGAGATGCGTTAAGACTTAATACTACAGGATCATTTAATACTACTATCGGTCATAACTCTTTAGAAAATAATACAACTGCAAATAACAATACTGCTATTGGATATGAAGCGTTAAAACTAAACACAACTGGAGCTTCTAATACAGCAATCGGACCTTATACTTTAGATGCTAATACTACGGCTAATAATAATGTTGGTATTGGCGTAGG